GCAAAAGATTTTACAAATTTAGGGTTGGTAGGGGCTGTGCCTCCACCTGTTGCATTTATTATATCTTCTGAAAAACTTGTATCTAGTGTAAAAGCTGCCGCTGCCCCTGTAGCAATTATTATTTTATCTGTGCCGTTGTAGTTATATTTATCAAAATCGTAAGTAAACGTAGTGCCTTTACTTGTAGCTCTACTTGTCCAACTACCAGTTGTTGTTCCAGTATATACTGTTCCACCCCTTGCTGCAACTATGATGTCATTGAATATTACAGACATTAACACTCTTTCGTCTGCATTTGCTACTTGGGGAACAATGTTTGTATTATATTTTGTAGTTCCGTTTAGTCTTCTATATCCACCAGTTATATCTGGCTCAAAATTAGACAGTTGTAATGCCTCACCGGGTTGCATGGTAAATACGTCTTTGTTAAGTACAAGACCCCCTGCACAACTGGCTGTAAATGGTTTTTGATATGAAGTATCAGGCATTCACATGTATCCTTGTATCTGTCATATATGCTTTAGTATTTATGTATTCTGTACGTATTATTTGCATTTGGTTGTTAAACTCTCCTAAAGCCATTTGTGCTGCTTGTGGATCGGATCGTAATATATATGCATAATATTTTGCTCTTGTAGTAATTACAGATTTAAACCTGTCGTCTAAATCCATAGTGTCCCCATGTGCAGATAAATCTGTGTGCACTTTCCAGTATTCATACTGTATTGCATAGTTGCTTTGATTTGGTACAGGGGATAGCCCAAACTTTTTATCTTGTGTAGCATAGACGTAGTCAGGAACACCTAAAGAATCTTTAGAGTTAGTTAAGTCCCTTTCTAAAAAACTTTTATTCCAATCATCATAGGTTAGGTACCTTAATTTTTTTACAGGTATATCTTCGGATATTCGTATGTAATCTACATCCATATTTGTTGCTGTAGACGGATTGTTTACTGTAACAAATGTAGTCTGTGCTGTTGCTGTAAATGTAGTATCTAAAACATTGCCAGACCCAAAGTCAGACACAGTTAGTGTTGTGCTTAAATTAGTGGTGTCTTCAGCAGAAGTACCTACTTGTACTTTCAATGCTTGCCCTGTACTGTTTGAATCAAAAACTCTTACCTGTATTCTATACGCCGTATTCTTTACTGTAGAAAATGATTGGTGAGCAGCATAGTCGTTTAATCTTAATCTACCGTTTCCACCAGAGTTATATGCAGCACTTCCGGCACCTGCTATTGTTGTCCAGCTAGATATGTTAGAAGTAAATTCACCGTTTGTTAACAGTTCGTTTGGTACAAGTCTAAATGTATCCCAATCCATTTTTCTATATGCAAGATCGCCACTTTGTGGTGAGGCTGAAGATGGTAGAGCATAAGTTCTTTGCCCAGCATTTGTAACTTGATGAGTAGATTTGTACAGATCTGGTATTTCGGATAGAGAATTATATACTTCATGCATAGCTTTTACTACAAATTTCTTTACAGCAGTTTGTATTCCTCTACTACTAGAAAAGTTAGAGGATGTTAATTCTGATTCATTCAATTCGTTTAGTACGTTGTTTACTAATACTAGATATGTTGTTGCCACTATTCTATCCCCATTGTTTTTTTGCTACAGTTTGTGCAGCTTTAGTAAGTTCTCCGTAGTGGTATAATCTTTTACTACTTTTGCTGTGTGTTTTACCAGAATGTAATGTTCCATCAGACATTTTGTGCATGCCCCCTTTATGGACTTTACCTTGTTTAGTATAGTGATTTACACCTTTCATCTAACAATTCCACTTTCTTAATGCCTTATTAATTCTTGATTTAGGATCATTTTTCTTTTTTGCCCCTGTTAATTTCTTTTTCATTCCACTCATTCTGGCACAAAAACTCTTTCTTCTACTTGCTGCCTTTGATCCTTTTTTTAATTTGGATGGCTTGGTTGTTACAGCTGTTTTTAATTTTGATCCGGGGTTAGCTTTTCTGTAGGAAGCTACTCCTTTTTTATTTAATCCGCCTGATTTAGATTTGCCTTCTTTTCTTTGCCATGCCGGTGTTCTAGCCACTATCTAACCCTTAGCTCTTTTAGCTTTATTTTTTGCAGAATTTGGAAACCCTGCTTGCATATTTTTATAAGCTTTAGCTGAGATTGTGGATTTTTTCTTTGTGTTACTTGTTCCAGCTTTTTTCTTTGCGTTAATGTTTGCATACAAACCTCTTTTAGCCATTTAGTTATCCAATTTTTTTAAGATTAAATTTAATGTTTGTGTAATGGATTTTAAACGAATTTCCATTTCTTCTATTCTATCGTCTGCAGTTGTTTTAGGTTTATATATTTTTTGTGTAGATCTTACATCTATTGTTGCCATAGATTTTCCTTTACTTAAATTGAGGGAGAAGAATAACCCCTCCCCCAAAGTTGTTTAATACTAACTTACAGTATCATGTTGAGCGTCTGTATTTGTGTCAGTTTCAGAATTTCCTGAAACATCACACAGAACAGCAAACACTCTAATTTTACCAGCAGATGAATCTGCACCACCGATAAGTATGTCTAAAGTATCTGCAGATGCTGCTATATGTCTAGCAGTTGCAGTCAATGTACCATAACCTGTTGCGTTAGAGTCACCGTCAACATAAATGTCAACGTCTCCACCTGTAATACCCATATCCATAGTAGCAGAACTAGAAAGTGCAGTTATCACTTCTATTCCAGCTTCCATGATTAAAGTCTCTGCAGGTATGTCTAGTACTTGTAAAACGTCTGCATTGTCTGGTCCAGTGCCACCTCTAAGTTGAGATAAATCAATAGTATTCTCAACTAAATAAGGTACCCTTCCATTAGAAGGATGACCTGTTGTGCCACCGGCATCGGTTACATTTAATGTACCCATTTTATATTAATCCTTTCTAATTTATGTATTTAAATCCACTACACCAGTGAATACACCTTTGTAGCCATCACCTGAGCCACGAAGTACTTTACGACCAAATACGTGTAAACCACGAACTATGTCAGAGAAACTATCTGGATCACGTATTACTTCTGTTTTAGCAATATGTGAAGCAGTAGCTACTGCAGACATATGTCCAAACAAGACATCAGCTTCACCTGATGTTCCTGAAGGTCCAAATGTATTTGCTGCATCTGATCCTGTAGATCCAACAACCATAACATTAGTTTGATACAGAGTAAAACCATGTATCTTTCTATCTGTTACTTGACCGTTGAATAAGTTGGATGGGCCTCCTGTTACAGAAGCATCCATAACTTTTGAGTCAGCCTGTCTTAATATTTCAAAGAACTGAGGACTGGCACAAAGCCAACGGTTTTCACCCGGAACGTCATTGTCGTCTAATACACGAGCTGCTGTACTAAGGTAGTTTGCTATTTCGTTACCTGTATTACCAGATATAGCAGTACCTGCAACACCCAATGTGCCATCTATAGTAGCAGCACCATCGTTAATTGCGTTTAGTACGTTGAAGTCGTATGATTTCTTCAGAGCATATGCACCTGAAGATGTTGCAAGAGCTTCCCAGTTTACGTGAGCTTGTCTTTCTTCTATATCGTCAACTTTAAACGCAAAGTAATTGCCTTGATCCACTGTTAGTGTGATTTGATCATCTGCAAGTGTTTGTGTGTTTATAGTTTGTCCACGACCATAAGAAGCCACAGTAACTGTTGGTTCTTTTAGTATGTTTACAGTATCACCGTAATTCTCAATTTCTCCGGTATAATCAGTATTTGTAATTGCTTCAGCAACCGATGCCCTACGGAAATATTTAAGAACTTTTTGACTGTAAATAGCAGGTGCCCAATTTCCAGAAGGTAAATTCTGGTAACCAGCTGCTGATCCCATTGTAGCCATATTAAGTTATCCTTAAAGTTATGCTGAGTGGTTGACTCTACCATCTTGCATGGCAGCATCAATCTCAGCTTCATATTTCTCAAAGTCCCAAGGTTTCATATTTTGAATTTCAGACATATTCCAAACTTTTTTATTCCCGGAGGCTGACCTCGCAGGATTAGTTTTAGTTTTTAATACCGCCTGAGCTGCATCCAATTTACGATTTGAGACCGCTCTAGTTTTGTTTGACGAAATACCCACATCCGCTTTGTATAAGTCAACAGTGCGAATTGCCCATTTAGCATCAGTATTGTTTTTACGAATACCATCCGCTATAGTGGCAGGTTGTTCCTCAAGCCATGCTAAAAATTCAGGAGTAGCCTTGATTTCATTAAAATCAGGGTGGGCTGAATTTAGCTGCTTAAATGCAGACTGTACAATTAACTTCTGTTCTTTTTCAGTAAGCTCGTTAATTTTAGCTTTAAGATCAGCAGTTTTTTGGTCAGCCATTTCGTGAGAGATAGTTTCAACAACTTGATATACATCTGGATATTTTTCTCTAAATTGAGCCAGTTCTTCCTTAGTTTTAGGAGGAGCATACTCTTGTTCTTGTTGTACTTTTTCAGCTACATTAGCTTGGGCAGCAAGAGTTACTTTTTCTTGTTTCCATTCATTTAGTTGCTGATCGTAGTATTTCTTTAGATCGTCATATCTTTTCTTATAATCATGTTCTTGTTTTTCTGTTTGTACCTCTTCATTGTTAGGAACAGCACTTGCAGTGTTTGCATCCATAAAACCTTCAGAGTCTTGTTGGGTAGCCTCTACGGTGCCAACTTCTTCTGGAGTTTCTATATCATCTTCATATACATCGTCTTTATAAGCACCTCTAAACATAGATTCTCTACTATCGTCTTTGATTGCAGAGTCGGGCTTATTTGTAGTCTTCAGTTCTTTCGCCATTTTTGTTTTCCTTCATGTGGGGCCTTCTTTAGGGTAGCCACTTCGGTTGTTGTATGTAGGGGCCGTTGAAGAAACGGGTAGCCTACGCTATATTTAACCCGGAGGTTAAAACTATTGTAAGTTCTCTATTACACTATTTGCATAGTTTTCTTTTTGGTCATTATCTTGATGCCCATAATAGGAACCTAAAAGTCCTTTTAAAGTACTACTTTCTTCTCTTAAAGATTTTAATTGCAATACTCTTTTGTAAATATTTTTGTACATTTTTTCTGAATTATCTGGAAGTAATTCTGGAGGTATACCCTGTTCTTGTTTTGATTTATTACTTGGTAAAAAATACCCCTCTTTTACATATTGTATAAATTCTTGCGGGCTTATGCCTAATACTCCCAATGCATCTCTACCTTTAGGGGATTCTCCTGTAGATACTGAACGGCTTGCACTACCGTCAAATAATTGTAAATTTATATTTAATGTTTGAGCAGCAGTTATTTTATCTACAAAACTTTTTTCAGTTTCACTAAGCAGTTTTACAAATTCTGGATCTGTTAAAGTTTTTTTAACAATCTGCACTGGCCCAAACGCTGAACTTCTTCCGGCTGGAGAAAAACCTTTACCAACTTTTACAAAACTAAATTTAGGTGTATCTCCTCGCCACTCATATTTTGCTGTAGCATCATAGAGTTGATCAGGTGTGTAACCAAAATATGTTTGAACTTCTGTTGGTCTGTCCCCTGTTTCTTGAGGCACAAAATCTGTGGGTTCAACAGTGCTATCTGGAACATAATTTGTTTTAGGTAGATCTTGTGTTGTTGGTTTATTTTTTTCAATTTGCCTTTGCATCAAATCTATTTGGTTTTCCCTATCTGGATTTTTTTTTTCTACGTTATCGGGTGCAGCAAGTGGTGAAGGTATGTCCGTAACTGCTGTTGAAACATCTGATCTAGATTGAACATCTAGACCCATTGCTGCCTCTTGGATAATTGGAGGCAAATTACTTTTTTGTTTAGGTTGTTCAGCTAACATTTTTTTAGTTTCTTTTGTTCCTACACCATTTATTTCTTCTAATTTATCATAGCCTATAACTGCCGCAATAACATCAGGAATAATAACTTCACCTTTAGATACAAGAATTTTTTCAGCATCTACAGGAATTTTAGAAGTGTCTAATTTTATTCCTTTTTCTTGTAGATAAGCCATAGCCTCTTCTATTAGATCATATAGTTTTCTTACACCTATTTTTCTAACAGCAGCAGCATTGATTACAAATCCATCACTTTCTGCAGGAACATCATCAGCAACACCAGATTTATCTGCCCCGGGTTGATTTACTACACCAACAGGGCCTGCTGCAACTTGACCAGCTTCTTGTTCTGGTGGTTTTTCCATTTCTCCCCCTAAAGCTGACATTTGGGGAGCATTTTGAGGCATCTGCCCTTGTGCAGGGCTAGGAGGTACCATAGGTTGCATTTGACCTTGCTGAGCTACATTACCACCACGCATAGCATCTAACGATACTCCTTGTGGATTTATAGAGCTTGTTTCTTCCAGATCCTGCGGATTATCTCCTGCAGCCTTCTGTAAAAGACCCATAAATTGAGCAACTATAGGTTTTGCTTCTTCCATAAAATTTTGTTCTTCAGGACTAAGATTTTCTTGTATTAATGCTTCCAGTTTTTCACCTTCAACGGTAGCACTTCCTTCTGTTAAAAATTCTTGGTCAAATTCTTCTATTTCAGGCATCTTCTATTAATCCCGTTACATATTTAGCTCGTCTAGCTGTTTGTTTTGCCCACCGAGAATCTCTTGCTTCTACAGCAGCTTCTTTA